GATCATCACAAGCGCCCGGTCCTTCCCAAACTTGGTGGACACGCCTTCCATATAATCAACGACCCAGAACGTGAGGTTCGTCAACTTCTGCTGTGTGATCTCAGGGCAATTAAAATGCCTTGAGTTCTTGTCCCTTGGTATGTTCAAGAACGATAAGCTGCCATCGTCTTTATTCTTATTTTCTTCCATTTCATATTGTTATTTAATTGTTATACAAAATATTTCCGACGTGATACGTGTGGCTACGCCGACGTTTTACGAAATTCGGGGAAAAAGCAAAGGCGAGAACTGCTATTACGAGACACATCGGAAGGCGCAAGATTCGCAGCCACACAAGTGAGGCCCGCATCCAATACACGGTCCGCATCACCACCAACCCTCACCATCAGCATGCGGTTAATCGATGTGTAGGTGTAGTAGTAGTCGCACCAGTAGGTAGAGGAGCTACCGCCGACCTCCGTGACCACTATATCACCATCTTCTCCAAGCAACACCCTCTTGGCATAACCGTTTGTACGGCAGATATTGCCCTTCTTGTCATAGCCGGTGTAAGAGGTGTCGCTGAAATTCGATGGGTCATCGGTAGTCCATAATACGGATAATCCGGCATCGCCCGTGGTGATCTGTATATTGGCCCCGTCAATGTATTTCCACAGGTGTCCAAACGGATTCTCTATACCACGATACCTGTTAGCCATCAACGTGGCGTGAGTACCGCCGGAAGCGTTCTTCACGACATACGCCTTCTCTCCAGAGCCATTACCGAACTCGTTGGTATAGCCGCATGGGATAATGGGGTTGGCGTTGTTGAAGTTAGTCCAATCCGTCATTTGCGTCGGTCCCGGACCTAGGCCGCCTTGTGCGAAACCGTTAGCGTCCTTCTGGGCATTGAAAGGCTTCTGGCTGTCCAGCGTGGCGTACTCGACGGCGAATAGCCAGAACAGGGTCTTGTGGGCGTTGTAGGTGTACATCTCCCATCCGCTGCCTCTTTTCCTCGCGGCTTGCCGGAATTGGTCTCGGGTGAGGTTGGTGACGGGACGGCCTAGCAAGGAACGGTAGGTGCCGTCCCATTCGGCGGTGTTGTCACCACCACGATATTCATTATAAGTTGAATCAACACCCAGACGAGACATAAGAAGATCTTTGCTTCTGTATATTGTAGCCTCATATGAACTTATAAAAAAATCATCCACGTATTTATATCCTGGTAATGGGATTGCAGATATCATGCATCTAAACTTGGTACCATTGAAGTAAAATTTATACCAATGTCTAGGTATCATTGTCATTATTGAAAAATTTTCAGGTTCACCGGAAGCTAGTTGAACGTCTGGATCGCTCCATTTGTTACCAAGATAAGCGTTTATCCCCCCATTATTATCTAACACGACTCCTCTCATCCCGCTTTGGATAGGCAACTCCCTATGCAGTTGCATATTCCCCACACGCTTCCCGTCCGGGCTTGACGATGCCATGTCCCACTCTACACCGTAGGCGTACCGTTCCTCGATGTCGGGGATGTCCTCCCAAGCGGGGGTCCACTCGGTGGAGATGTCGCCGTACTCGAGCTTGATCTTGTGGATGGTAGAGATATCTGTAGGAGTACTCCCAAACGGATACATAAAAATAGCCAAATGCGTATTTGAAACTGCTGAGGATGAATCATGAGTATTCCAATTGAAAGTTATACTCGCCTTACCATCCACCGGAACCAGAAAAGGAATCGGAACACCAGCACCAGCACCGCCGCCAGAATTATATAAGGCAAACGAAGTGACATCTTCTCCTAACTCACCCCATATAGTAACAGTTACTTGTGTCCCTTCTGGTATCTGTTCTGCCAACCAATAATTAGCGATATTGTAATTCGAGTTACTCACCTCCTTCCCCGATCCCAGCAACAGGTTCCTACCGTACACGGGTAACTTACGGTACTTGCCGTCGGCCATGAGGGACTCGGATTTGTCTCCCTTGGTCTCTAATGTCAAGGATACGTCTGGATCGTCCTCTTTCGCCTTGGTTGGCGTTATGGTTATCTGGCCGTTGGAGGGCGTGGAGGTGACGATAGGCTCTAACTTATCAACGTCCGTCCTGAGACCGGTGATCAGGTTACGGATATCCGTATCATCGTAATGGTCACGCAGGTTCGGCGTGGTTATGGTTCCCTCAGCGGAGGTTATCTCCAAGACGTATTCCGTGTCCGTGTCAGTCTTTATCCTCACCTTGATGTCTTGCATCATCAACGGGAGATCGGCGTACGTATGGACACCGTCCGAGAACTTCATGTTTAAATTGCCGTTCGCCAACCGCTCGAAAAGCCATAGCGACGGCGGGTATATGGTGCTGTCAGCCGTCCACTCGGCGGTGGACTGCTCTATCTGTTGGTATACGTAAGCTCCTCTCTTGCTCATGATAATATCCCTTTATCTATTATTGTTACTGATTCATTGTAGTAATTCGCCCCGGTCAAGTAGACGTTCCCCGGCAAGGCGGCACCGGAAGACTCCTCCCATATGGCCTTACCCTCCACTATGTCGTGGAGCTTGTAGAACGTAACGTCTCCGGGAGCCTCCCTTAGATAGACCTCACCGCCTATAGGGTAGCTCTTGGTCTCACTGCCCTCCTCGTAGGTCACGTCGTTAGCCCCCGGAACATGGTCGATCTCCCTTGTCTTGTATACGCCGGCCACCGCCCCGTCCTGTCCTTGCGGGATGGTAAGATCTAATTCCGCCAATGGTACCCCTTCCTCGGTCTCTCCCTTCTCGGTTATCGTGGCTTGGGCCGCCGTTCCCGGGAGACCGGTCGTCACCTTGCCGATCGATATCTTGGGAGAGAATCCCCTAGGGCCTCTCTGCAACACGAAGTTCATCCTGTATACGGGGTTGCCGGATGTGTCCGTGCCCCCGTCGGACAACGAGACGGAAGGATACGTTCCCGCCGTTATGGTGCCTATGGAGAATTGCGGGGTCTTCCCTGTGAATCCTCTCATACCGGAAACGTCCACGATATAGTCGTAGCCCGTGGATGTCCTCAGATACAGCTTTCCGGTATCCTCTTCCTCCACGCTACCCGTGTTGATGATGACGAACTTCCCCTCCGGGACGTTTGCCTTGTCGGACTCCATGGCCGATACCGATTTATAGACCTTGTAGATCGTGAACGCCTCCGGTTTCAGTATCCTGTCCGTCTTGATATAGGCCCCGGTAGCGTAATCCCACGTGTAGACATGGAAGTCATCGCCGATATAGCCCGGGTGGTCAGACACCGACTTGGCGTTCTCCGCCGCCGTGTTCGCCTTCTCGGTTGCAGCGTCAGCCCTCTCCAAGGCGTGCCTCACGTCGTTCTCGAACTGGGTCTTCAAGGCGTTAACCTCGCTCACGATAGCGTCCATCCTCTCACGCACATCGGCGGCGGCTTCCGTGGCCGGCCTCTTCAAGTCGGCGAGCGGTATGAGGTTCTGCCACATCCCGTCCTCGTAACGCCACTGTATGTAATCTGCGGTGACCTGCAAGACGATCTGTTTCCCGTCAACGCCCCTCAACAAGGATATGGCCACACGTACGAGATCGTAGGCCGATCCGGATTGCCTGAACACCGGCAAGGACGATATACCTTGCAGGCTATCGGCCTCCTCGTACTGCCCCGGGTCTTTCGACGTGGTCAGCAAGAGGTCGTTGACCGCCGACGCTATCTTCTGGATGTCCTCGGGGGTCACGACCGTGCCGGATGATAGGATAACGCTTTCCATGTCAATCCGGGGTTTGAGGGTTGAAGATATCGTTAGTATCCTCCAAGATAGTGACAATGACAGATTTTCTCTCTTCCAAGGTCAAACCGACATTCAGGCTAATGCCTGTACTTCCGTCCTTATCTATATTGGCCGATCCCATATAATCATCATATTTAGACACTCTAGCGTTCACGCTCTCAAAAGGAACTCCCTCGTCTGATTTAGCGGTATATATTACCTTCAGGTCTCCTACCGAGTTCTCCCACGTCGTGTTAGTTACACTTTTTTTCTTTATCATGATATTGCCTCCTCTTCTTTGCCTGTTATATTCTCTGCGCATTTTCCTACTGAATCGTAAACTAAAAATGCGAAAGATCTTTTTACGATCTCCATCATTTCCAAATATTCCTTGTCTGGTATATCAATCGGTCCCTCCGAATAATATATCACCCTTGCCAAATCATGCATCGGGACATCCATGGCTCCACGATGAACAGCATTACCTATCTCTTTCCTCAAATCACGGGTTTCGAATTCATCTATACCCATTTCTACATTCAGTTCCTTAAAATTAATTCTTCTCATATTATTGATTATTTAAAATTGTTACCCCCATGAGACAAACGCATGATATCTATCCGTCCCTACCACTACTACCCGGAACATTTTATTTTGATCCAGATTAAATGAATTAACAGATTCTCCCGCAGCGTTGAATAAATCCATGCCGCTTGGCTTAAATACAGTAGGCTTTACCGCCGACCATCTATTCCATATGTATAATACGATAGAGAAGTTGTCGGTGCTTGATATACCCAAAGATGAAGCTATCTCTGATCGTGTAGGTAGATATATCGTTGTATAACTAGAAGTATAAATCTCAAACCTTGTACCTCTATTGACAGGTAGAGTGTTACCTGTAGAAGACGGTCCCCACGTAACAAGATGAGCGTCATAGACAGCTCCTTTCACCAACATGTCCCCAATAGCACTAACGGCTATATTCCTTCCTCCATTTTGAACCCTTACGTAGATCCCATATTTAATGTCTTGTGTGGATATGCTATTCTCAAATCTGGCTAGTGATCTAATGCCGCCCAATGTTCCCGGAAGCGTATTCAATCCTATGCCGGACCATAAACCGGTAGCTGAAAAACCCAAGAATCCATCTTGGCCTCCCGAATGAAGAAAGAACTTTCCATTTGAATATCCTGTCGTATAATTCTCACTGAACAATCCTCCCGATTCTATACGAAAACCACCGACAGACGCAGCATTTGCAATAATTTCATCCGCATCTAACAAAGATGTGCTGACAAGCCCACCAAGTATAGATGTTTTACCATTTACTATCGCATCAGCTAGCTTTTCCATGGCGGCATCAGCCGTACCTGTTTTTTCGTAGTTAGCCAACGAGTTCGACAGTTGCGTGGAAGTAATATACGGCTTCAATGCGTTTGCTATATCGGTTGATGTCGCTTTCTTGTCCAATATATCTTGTAATTCAGATGTTAGATCTTCATATGAGATATAATTGCTATAAGCCAAATCTCCCAAATCGATTGAGTTAGCCTTACCGTTGATTGTGCCTTGAAGGGACGTATTAAACATGCTGAATGTCACCGCTCCTACCAAATTGATCCTCTCAGCCTTGATAGTGGTGGTCGTAGCCGTCTGGTTGATATACGATATGATCTTGTCTCCGTCCTCCAAGCTCTTGGCGGCGAACAATGCGTTTCCTTGTGTCGTATTGATCCAACCAGCCGTGTCAATCGTATTCTGGATATTATTGACATCCGTGGATATCCCGCTTATCTTGCCGTCCTGAACGGTAAGAGCGGATGAGACCTCACGCCTTATGGCCGCTGTCTCCGTATCGAACTCGGTATGTGTCACCCTAGCGGCTATCTCCGTAGCCATGACGGACAGCTCGCCGGTATATTTCTCGTAGATCTTCCCGGTCTCGCTATCCACGTAATCCTTCGTGGCTAGCAGTTTTATATACTCCTCGGTCTGCAATATCCGTGTCTCAAGCTTTATCACGGCATCGGCCAGCCTGTCATTAAACAACGACACGCCGTAGATCAATATCTCTCCGGTGAATCCAATCCGGAAATCCCCGGTACCGTCCCATTTGCCGGCTTTTGACAGCTTGACGTACTCGTCGGACGGATCGAGGGTCAAGGAGTCGTACAACTCCTGCCCGGCGAAACCCACCGTCAAAACACCTCGTCTCATGACCTTATAAAACAAGGAGAAGGAGAACGTATGACCCTCATCGCTCTCTTCCAACTCAGGAACTTTCATCACGTCGTTACGCTGGAATATATACGTGTCCTTGATGCGAAGCACGTTCCTGTTGCCATCCCTATAGATATCGGAAACCTTCCTCTTGTCCGAGTAAAAAGAACCGCCCACCCACAGGAGATTGCCGCTCACGTTGATGAAATGGATGTCGTTGGCCTCCGCCCAATAATTCGTGTCCTTCCCGAACGTGGAATTGACAAGTATATTCCCGGATTCCAGAGACATGTCGTTCCTCACCCCCTCAATCTCGCTCCTCAGCTCCCCGTTCATCACGTAGAACTGCTGCTCCACGGTCATGCCGTTATCGAGGTATATGGACGAGTTCTCTATATAGATCCCGTTCAGGTAAGCCCCGTAACCCTTCAGCTGGGTCCCGTTCTTGGTACGGATCATGGAGAGGTTGCCTAGCTGGGCCTTCAGCGTGTCTTGCGTGGAAACGCCCGTGATACCGTCATATACGGCAATGAACGGCGCTCCTTGATCCGCCGATGTCAGATAGATAAGGCCCTGTCTGGTGGTATCCCTGTCGTTACCCCAACGCATGGCGAAATCCCCCGCCTCTGGCTCTCCGGTACCCTCTATCAATGGGTAAGCGACGTCGAAATAGTCGGATGAGATACCGATACAGCGACCGAATAGATATTTAGTGGACGTGATACCGTTCCTTCTCTGTATCCTCACGCCGTCACCTTCCCTGAGGTTCATCAGCATGAGACCGTCCATATCGTCCATGTAGCATCTCCAGCGATCGGACAGTCTCTCGACCCTCCCTATCTTGTTGATATCGGACACGATCTGAGAACCGCCCAGCCCGTATATCTGGGAATACACTATCTCGTAGGCCGTGAAGGTCTTCCTAGCGAATATGTTGTCAAAGGTTCCCGTGGCCGTGGGGATATCTATCTCCGTGCCCCAGCCGGTGAAGCCGGGGGCGAACGATATGGAGCCGATCTTGTTACCAGCGTATATGTCGGAACGCACCTTCAACGCCTCCATGATACCGGAACCGTCGGCCTTGATCTCCCAGCCCTTGCCGTCCATGCCGTCGAGGAAGATGGAGGAGCCTATCTTCTTGTCGAATAAAATATCCTCATGGGCGATATCGGGAATGTCCTTGCGAAGATACCTCTTATCCAAGTCCTCAAGATCGAGGATGTCACAGGTATCCAAGCCCGTGACATGGCCGAAGCCATCTAGCAATACGGACGCAATACCTTTCTTCTTCGTCTTATTTATACTCTCTTGCGAAGAGGTATCCTTATGGGAAATCGTATATATATTATTGATATCCGATTTTATCTCTATACCCGGACCTTGCGCCAAGGAGAAATCGCCTCCTCCCCCCTCACCTCCGCTTCCGGAACCTTGACCGCCTATCCTTCGCACCTTATTATCACTGGCAAGGATGAACAAGGCGGGGTCTCCGGCGTAATCATTCACGAACAACTCGCCCCTCGTCAATCCGGAGAGGTGCCATTCCTTGGTCCCGTCATCTATAGCGACGGGAGGAGGAGCCGCTTGCAGCTTACCCTCGGACATCACCGTGTCCGACCCGTACCATATATGTTTGGTCAATTTCTTTTTGCTCATAACGAATCCAAGTTTGATTGATTGACAAAGGCCCCCACGGAATCATCATACACCAGAACCTGCCCGTCCTTGGCGTTTGCCACGTTCACGCTTATGGAACCCGTGACCCAAGATCCGTCCGACTGTTCCGTGAACCCGTTAAAGGAGATATTCTCCGCTCTCTCAACGTTAAACGTATAATCAAACAATGGGTATCTCTCAGCTATCACTTGTCTCTCGGGTACGCTGGACTCGCTCCGGACATACCTAACGCCGTTTATCCTCACCTCGGACAGACAGAATATGTTATTGATCAAGCGGGCCATCTCGAAAGGTACACCCTCGTTATCCCCTATCGTGAGCGTGTCCACCTGATACGGTACGGCGTAAAGCTCTATGATCTCTTGCCCCTGTGTCCTGAACTGCTCGTTGCTAACGTTAAGGGAATGCCCATCCGACTTGAACCCTCCCTCTATCCATAGCTTGAAAGTCCTTTGATTGTTTCCAACCTCAAATACCGCCCCGAACGAGGTGATATTATCCCTGTTGGTATAGGACACCTCCGTCAGCCCCTCCAATTCCCCGTTATCGCAAAACCGGAAGGGGAGACTGCTTATCTGCCCCTCACTCCCGATTATGGAAGCCCTATAAAGGCTATTCCCTCTTGGAACGATAAACTCCAGAAGCTTATTCGAGTCGTTGATCTCATAGGATATGGGGGATATGACGAAGCTATCGTTGGCGCAAAGGTCGAACAACCTCATAGACAAAGTGGTGGAAGGGGATACTACGCATTGCACGGTTATATTCTCGGCATTAGAGAAGCGTTGTATATACTCACGCTCCATCTCGATGCCGTTATAGCCCACGTCAAAAAGCAACGGTGATATCTTGCTCACGTTTATCATACGCCTATAAACGCCAAAAGAGCCATACCCCGCAGGATACGACTCCCGCCGGGTATGGCTCTTAGGCTCTAATTTCTTTTTTGTTATGTCCTACAAATATAGGGGATAAGGATCAATTGTCAAAACAAATTCATGTAATTTTAGACAATATCAGCGAATAGGATGCCGTTTGGTATTTCCCTATCTTCTCCGTTATCTCGCTAACCCATCCCTCGTACGATCTCCCTGCGTACGAGAACGACAATTTGCCCCTGTAATTACCCGGGAACGGGGATAACCCCGGGGTCTCCAAGGACACCTTATCGATCCTAATCCTCCGGTCGTTAACCGGCAGGGATATAGGAAGGGTCTCCGATACGCCTCCTATCGATATCGAGGAGTTTCCGTCCGAGGCCGTGAAAGACAGGTAATCCGTGCATATCCCGAGCCTTTCCTTATTGACGAGAAGCATATTTCTCGGCGAGTAGGAGGCGTTAAAGATAGTGTCGGGGAACAATACTCCCGTCACGGCATATATAGCTCCCCCATTCTCTTCTCTTACCAGAACTAACCTATCCCCATCTTTCCTAGCGTGGACAATAAATATGTCATTGTCGGAATCCGTATCCTTCGATTCCTCATCACGCTCGTTAGCGAGGAACTCCAATCCGTAGCAATCTGCCCTATACGGGCTTATCAATGACAATATGTTGTCCTTTATGTCCAATCCCGTGCTGAAACTGCTCTTGAAGTGAAACTCGTCACGCCCGTTTATCTCATCATAGTCCTGCTTGTCGAATCCAATTTCAACCCCAGAGTATATCAACGACTCATCCACGGATAGCTCCATATTGCTCACGTGATCCAATTCTTTCGTCTCATTGACGAAGAAATCATTCATATGCCGGAAACGCACGCTATTATCCAGTATCTCGTAATCATACCCAAGCAACGCCTTGGCGAAATCACAGAACTTGGAGAAGGACGTATGGACCTTCGCGTCCTTTATTCCTCTCACGCTCTCAGCGGCCATCATCCAAGGTATGGGCATGGAACCGGAGACGATATCTCCGGACAATGACACGCCCATCCTTGACAATAACGAGGATAATAGTTTTTTAGGGGAGAAAGCGTCTATTTCTACCGGTTTATTTCGGCCTATATAAGATACAGATATCTCTTTTACATCCTTAATTGTCAAATGAATATCCGTACTATGACCTCCCGCAGAGTTGAAATAAACGGCAAATCTATCGTCCGGTTCTAATGATATGTCAAATGTCTTATCTATATTTATATATGTATCCGATAATGGTATGTAAGTTCTTTCTTCTCGTAAAATATCCCCTCCCTTGTTTAGTATAACAAAAAACAAGGCCAATACGATCTCCTCACTTGTCTTACCAGCTTTGATACTGAATGAAATTCTTATTTTTATAGGATGTGGCGTAATCCCTTTTATCATATAATTGTCGCCAGTAGCCTCATGGATACTCAATATTTGATCCGATACATCTATTATGTTCTTTACGGCAAAATTTGTATCTATATAAGTTATTGGCAATAGCGTGTATATGTCTTTTGTATTTATGATAACCTCATATACGTCATCTTGCGTTTGATCCACATTTGGATTTATGGACCATTTCGTATTGTTGTTAAGATAGATCCTGTCATAATACAAAACGTTCTCCTTTAGCTCCGACACCGGGATATCGTATACCTGTGACTTGTTGGCGTTGATGATAGACGCTACGCTATCATCAATGGCGTTTATGGATATCGTATACCCGTCGCTCTGGTACGTGGAGAAATCGAGCTTGCAACGAAACTTCTCGTTATATCCCCAGCTATCGTTCAACACGCCTATCACCAATATGGCCGAGGCTTTCGTATAATTGGATAGGTACTCGGCCTCAAGAAGGTCGTATGCCCCCTTCACGAACTCGAACTTGTTGGAGAAGGATCGAACGACACCTCCAAGATCCTTCCTCTTAGCCGATATCTCCACGTCCTCCCAGTTCTTGAGGTGATCCGTCACGTCGTACCTCTTCCCTCCTATCAATAATACAGCTTTTATCATACGCGTATAAATAATAAGAGCCGCCCGGGGGCAAACACGTCTCCGGTACGGCTCTTTGGCTCTGTCACAAAGATAATGACTATTAAGATAATATCAACTAATCAATCGTCTTATCTTTCTCGATCACCCGCAAGAAATCCCTTACGCATGACACGGCCCTCATCTTGTCCATGATATACCCGTCCTCGTAATTACCCTCGCAACTCAAATTGATAAGCGTATCTATCATATCGTCCATATCCTTAGAGAACAGGCAAGTGGACATACTCTTTATCTCTCTCATCATTTCCGGGGTTATGGTCAAGTTCCCTATTACCAACTCATGCGCATGATCAACCTTGATCTCGTTACCGTCGGCTTTCACGACGATGCTTTTAATCTCATTCTCTTTCATATTCAATCAATCTTTTAATATTTCACAATTATTTTCAAGTCACAAAAGTTTAAAGTCTTGGCCGTACGTCTTTATATCGTACCTCAATAATATATGTATATCAATTAGTTTTTGTCTGATCTCTCGATCAATGGAAGAATACCGTTTCTTTTTAGCTCCTCATATAAGAACAAGCGTCCTTTCTGAGTCCATTCGGTATTAAGGCTCACGTCCGGGCTGCCGTTGGAATGGGTGTAGTTGTGAGTGGCACTATGGACATAGCCCTTACCTAAATACTCCCCGTACAATATCCATTGCCCGTTGACCTTTCGTTGTATGCGGAGATCACGCAACAAGGCGTTGAATCTTATGGCTGTCATTCCATAATCCTGCGCTATCTGGGTGACGAGAACGGTCTTCTTGCTCTGGAGGACAAAACGGGCATACTCGCTTTGATGCTGTAGCTCCAGATTCTCAGCCTTTAAGTTTTTATTCTCCAGTGCAAGCTTCTCCTTCTCTTCCTCCGCTTTCAATGCGATCATAAGGATCTCCTTTCGAGATAATTCTTTCCTGCTTTCCTCACAGGCGATAAAATACTTGCGGGCTTGCTTGCCTTTCTCATTTCCTTCAACCATGGACAACTCCTTGGCCATACCAATGGATAGAGCGTATTCTATTTGAGGTCTACCGCCTTTAGGGTTTTCGCCAAAATTGTTGAAAACTACATAATCTTGATTCTCAATAAAATCGTACTTGTCTATCCGATCTTTAATTCAATTTGAGAAATCACGTTTACTCCCCAAGAAAGCATGTAAAGCTCTTGCGTTAACCGCCTTTTTGCCATTATTTTCACTTATAGGCAACAAACTATTCAAATTTTCCATATCTTTACTTTGCGTTAAAGATTATCCATATCCCCGTTAGCGGCTCAGTCACTTCCGCTTTCGGGGATTTTACTTTGACTGATTGTAGTGGCCGAGGAATCGAACCCCGACAAGGCCATCCTTCTAGTCCCTTAGATCGAGACTGTTGAAGAAATCCCTTAACCGCCTTGCTTCCTTCATCCCGAATGTCATGGTGTTGCCACCAAGTTCCGAGTGAATCCATAATTCCTTGTCCCCGTCAAAGTCCATCAACTTGACCAAGACTTCCTTTTGCTCTATAGCGGAGAACTTATTCCCGCTTAATTCTGGTGTTCTCATACGCAAAGTTTATAATTAAAAAATAATCTAACAACATCCTTATTTTAAGCACAAAACAAAACGGATAGATAACGATAGATAAGGACAGATAACGGTACCTAAAATCGCATTAATTTAGAACCATTCTAAATAATGTATTTTATTAACACTTTATATCAATGTATTTCAGATAGATAAACAATAATACCATCAGATACTAAAATCATCCTATTTCTTATTATTTCATGCAATCATTTAATTATCATTGAAATAACTCCACCAAACCCTCCGGCCGTATTACCGGAGGGGCATCTACTTCCGATCCTCTCCCCGTCGTTCGAGTTATCCCGCAAGCCTTACGCAAGTCATGTCGCTTATCACGCTCATGAATCTATCGTAGGTCTTTTTATTCCATTCCTTGTGATCCGGCATCCAGTCATTGAATATCTCCATGTAGACCACCTCGTGAGACCTGTCTTGTACGGTGACGCATAAACCGCCCGTCTCCGGCATAACGCCAACGTTTATATGTACCGGTTTCTTTCCGATCATACACTCCAACGCAATCCTTTGTACCTTCTTCAATACCTCTATCGTTTCCATATTTCTTTATTATTAATGTATGTTCAATTCCCGAATAAACTATATTTGAGCACAATCCTACCATATGCTAATAGATACGCTATCTTCTTTTAACATTTATCCATTTACCACTTACCGCTTCTATTGCATCATCAATATGAAGAGAAATAGATTGATCGCAGGGTAGACCGTGATATCCTGTAGGTTCGTAAATATGAAATTGAGCACCTGATCCGTCTGGATAAAATCGAAAATCCAACAGATCATTTCTTTCGATAGCTTCTTTCACTTTTTTAGTTAATTCTTTGTTTCCCATGATTGTATATATATTATTGATTAATCTCCCGAATAAACCCTGTTAGCATAAAGGCTAGCCATACCGACATGAGATAAGACAATATGCTTGCGATACTCGATGCGTCTAGCTTCTTCCTCTGCCAATCTCTTGGCCTTGGCCTCATTATTTTTTATCTCTATCTTGGCATTATCCCATGCTATAGAAAGGCACTTGCCAAAAGACCAAGAGAATTTTCGGTAAAGTCTGAATAATCTCCATGCGTCTTTCATGATCTCACTCTTGTTGTATTTCTGTGTTGCCATTGTACTGTTGTTTTATTTTGATGATGCAAATGTAAAGCATATACTATTCAATTGCAAGCGTAAAGAAAAGAATATGCTATATATTAACGTTAATTA